AGACGTGACGCTAACTTTTGATACTCTTCGCTACCAGCATCAAGTCCAGCCATTTCGCCCTTTAACGATTTTATTTCAGCTTTCAAATCAGTCAATGCACCAGCGTAATTTCCGACATTTCGTGTGTGCGTTCCGTATTCTTTTTCAGCTTGTAACAACTCCTCGTTAAGATCGTTCATATCCTTAACCAACTTACCACCTATTTCTGCATTCTCTCGTTCTTCTTTGGTTAATTCAGCATAAGCAACTTTCGCGGCACTCAAAAGATTACGCATTTCTTTTAATGATCCATTATTTTGTTTTTGTAACGATTCATATTTTTGAAGTGCCGTTGCGTTATCTGTTAAAGTCTTTTGGTTGGCTTTTACTTCGGCATTTAACTTCTTATATTCAAGTGTGTTTTTTCCGCTTTCCTTTCCGATTTTCTCTAATTCAGGAACTAACTTTTTTAAATTCTCTTCCGCTTTTTTTGCTCCTTCAGTTAGCGAAGTTGTATCTAATTCAATTTTTAATAATATCGTTTTGTCTTCCATTTCTTATAATCTTACAAGTTCGCAAAAAGTTACATCGCCTTTGAAAGCGTTTATTTTATTTAGGTAAAAAGTGCCAAAACATTCTACGTAAATCGGTGTTAAATAATCTATGTTTTCAATGTCAATCGCATTCAATCTGAAAGGTAAATTTACAACCTTAGATTTATCTAATATCGCTTGTATTGAATCATAATAGTTTTCAAGTATTACATCGCCACCAATGAAATTAGCAACTGGGCATTCTGTTACCGTTGTGGTCGTTGTTCCGTCCGTATAGTCAACTTCAATAGGTTGTAACGCTACGTTTAAAATTCTGTAATCGGGTTTATTCCATTGTAAATCTGAATCGATCGCTTTTATCTTTGGAATATTTACTCCCTCAAATTTAGAACGCTGTTCTGTTGCTGGGTGCGAAAGTTTGATTACGTCCTTATCAGCTTCTAAATTATCGTTACTTACATCAAAATAAGCATCTCCTATTTGGTCTTGAACGTTTGTGTTGTTCTTGAATCTTAGCCAATTTCTACGGGCATATTTTCCAAAAGTAAACGAAATATTTTTAGCCGAAATATCAAGTTTTGAAGTCCAATCAATAGGCGTTTTATCTTTAATGTCATTGAAGTAATCGAGCCTTGTAATGTTACTATAATTATCAGTTTGAAGCATTAAGCATCTAAGGTTTAAAGCGTCCTTAAACACATCCTTTGCTTTCATTCTGAATAGGTCTTTGAATGAAATTTCAGAACCAAAGATTATAGATTTAGTTTGTTGAAATTCAAATTTAGAATTTTGCCACGTTGCTCTTAAAGTTGAATCTAAGTTTATATTAGTAACCTCCAGAGTTGTATAAACCCGATATTCTTTACCTGCTACAAAAGTCATTTCATCTGTTTCAAAACTTATATTGAAATTTGGAAAAATACCAATATTCATTTGAGTAGTGAATACGCTTGTTTGTTGATAGCTTAAAACAATTGAATCAGTATGATTTACTATGTACGTTGTGGCGTACAATTCAACGTCTGAATTGTTACCATTGCAAAATCTAAATGTATTCAGTAATGCCGAAAATCTCAAAATACCTACTTGATTTGTAGCTGGTATAAATCTTGGTGTTGTGCCTTGTGAAAATTCCGAATTGCTAAAAGTATTGGTTTTGATATTGAATAATAAACTAACGTTAACGGGTGGTGTTGTATCCGCTGGAATGTCAAATAATTGTGTGTCGGGAAATGCTGTGTCAGATAAAATGTATCTTCCAGAATTTACCTCTAAAGTTGCCGTTCTTACAAAATCAGTCGGTGTAATTACCATTTGATTAAAGTCACTTGAATTGATAAATGTACCGTCAAATTGAAAACCTGTATAAGTTTCTAATCGTTGGAAAAATTCAGGCATCTTCAAACAAGGTAGCATAAAACGTGCATCAGTTTCTGCTGTATCGAAATAAGTATCTATATCCGTTCTCCAATCAATTAAAGGGTAAATCCAATAATCAGTAGTATCAATTACGTTCGTTAAATTCCACGTAAAAGTTGAATCGAATAAGTCACCAACCGTAATATCTCCAATTGCATCAGATAGCGAAATATTGCCAGCTGTTACAGATAGTTCTATAAATTCATTGACCGATTCAATAACTCCTCTACCATTTGTAACGATTGTTACACCGTTCTGAATGTAGGTAATGTTTAGGATTTGATAAGGAATTGAACTATTAGATTGAACATCGTTAGGAATACCAGTTAGCAATAAATTTCTTTGCGTTAATGGTAACTTAAAAGTATTTGTAAAGTCACCTTGTCTATTCTGCAACTCACCAATATCATTTGCTTGTTTGGTAACTCCGATAATTGAAAAGTCCGAAAGGTCGCAAAGTGAACCATTTATGTATAACTCATTCATCGTGTTTGTATATTGATGTCAGGTAGCACAAATGTCATTTCAATAGTTGCCTTTGTGTCTTTAGTTTCAAGTATTTTAAAAGAACCCGTTTCAACACGTACACCAATCCAACCTTTAGCCGTTTCAATTTCAATACAAATCGAATATAAAATACTTTTCAATCCTTCAATGTCTTCTATGTCAACATTTGCACCTACTGAAATTTTAGGTTGTGCAAATTTTTGCAAGTCGAAAATGTTTGAAGTTGCCGTTTCTAAATTGTCAATATTTGGTTGATACGTTGCACCGCTTTGAGTGTCTAAGGTATGGATTTGATTGTAACTGAAAACCCAATGTTCACGACCTCCCAAAGTGTTTAACCAGCTTACTGCTAAAGGACGTTCTAAACACGTTTGATTGATTTTAATTTGCTTTGTTTCTGTTAAATCGCCTTGCTTAAAGAATGCTCCTAAAAAGTCAGGGATACCGTATTCAATTAAAACGCTTTCACAAGCATCTGAAACTTTCAAACGATTAACTGCACCGCTTCCACTTGTAATTGAACCTAACGATGTATAAGTACCGCTGTTTTCATTTTTACGAATCAGTTTAGTATAATCGCCTCCATTTATCCAACTTAAAGAAAATGGAAACCCTAAGAAGTTTGTAGGTCGATTAAACACACTTAGAAACTTAACGGGCGTGTTTAAATTAGTAACGTATTCAATCATATTGATACCGTAAGCATCTCGAATTTGTTTAGCTGAATTTGACCAATAGAACTTACTTGTGTAACTTCCAAATGTTCCGATTTGAAAATTGTAATTCTCACGAAATCTTAAACGATACGAACCGCTTTGCCCTAAATCGACCGCTGTTAAACTTGTGTAATTGTAAGTATTATCAAATGCTGTTTGTGTTCTTAACCACGCTGAAACATCAATTGTCGCTTTACCTTGTGGATTTGGAATAGTGCGAATAGTACCTATGTTTTCAACATCCGTTTCTATGTAGTAATTATTGTAAAGTGTTGGAAATATTACAAATTCAACAACTACTCCTAAAACGTAATTATTGCTAACTATCAAAAAATTTCCCGTAACATCTAATATTGTCCCACTCCTTTTAACTGCTAATGAATCGTAAAAGTCAATTTCCAATCCTACTACTACTCCCGTTGGTGGTGTTGCTGAAAGTTCTAATCTGAATTTTCCCGTAAATCCTCCCGTTGCTAAACTTGTGGTAATTACCTCAGCGTCTTTTCTTTGTAACTCCCATTTGATAGGGTGGTGAACTGCTGACCATTTAGAAGTGTAGCATTCAGAGGGCTGTACCTCAAACGCTTCAAAGTCGCTACCTTCTTCGATTGTGTAAGTTCCGAAAGGGCAGGGGGTGTCCTCTGTTAATGTTGCTTGTAATACGCCTTCATAGAAAAAAACCCATCTATTATCATCAGTTGACCAAAAAATATGAAAAGTAACCTCAAAACCTATATCTTGAGTGAATAAATAATGTACTTTACCATCAACTAAATCGCTTTCTTTCTCCACCTCCACCGTTACAGGCTCTTCACCAACTAAGGTGTAGGTAACAAGGATTGTGTCGCAAAGAGCACACTCATTTAGCGATATTTCAGGGGTTTTAATTACTTCAATCATAGATATTTATTGCTTGAATTTCAGTATAGAACTTATTAGCCATCAAATTTACTAAATTCTCAATTCTATCTACTGTTATAATTGTGTCAAATATGTTATTCCCACCACCTTGTTGATATAGTTTCGTTCCGTATTTGTGAATAGATTTACTAATCATCCAACTTAACTGCTCTTGCGTTGGTACTTTACCCTCCTTATTCGCTCTCGGTGTTATTGAATGTCGATTTATCCACGCTAATATCAATTCTTGTAAGGTAGGATTACCACGCTTCGCACCACTTCTAGTTGGTCCACGTCCGTCAATCAATACGCGTATGTAAGGTGAAGCTGTTATGATTAAACTATTATCAGTAACCTCATAACTAATCGAGGGTGCGAAACCCTTAGAAACCGCTTGTAATTCAGGAACTATCTGTTTAGCGAATTGCTCAAATATTTCACGATTTGTTTCTGACATCGAATAGTTTTTTTTCAAAGTTAGCTGAAATCTTTGAACGATACAAAATAAGAATAACAAGGTTGTATTCCAACTCCTCAACTTCTTTATGTGTGTACTTGTATTTTTGTGCAATAGTATCAATTGTGTTAAACTCTCCTAATTCATCAAACTTGTAAATACCAGCCATTATCTCCTCCGCTGTTGGTTCAAAATGTAGCATCTTATTTCTGTCTTCGTCCATTTCACGAAGTTTAGAAATTACGTAATTGATAGCACCGTAAACCTCAGTAATTGAATACGAATCAAAGTCTGAAATTCCACTATAAACTGAAAGCATTTCATAAACATTTCCCTCGCTTAAGAATTGACTAGCTTTAACTTTGTCACCAAAAGAACGCTCACGAAAATCAAAAGACAAATCAACGTCTCCGATAAATTCAATAGGTTCAATTTCGTTTAGTGGTTGCTTGAATAAATCAAAGTAGTTGCCAATTTCTGACAAGTCCAGCATTGCAAGTTTAACAACTTCTAAACCAGTTAACTCCGATAAAACCAAAGCTTCATTATCAATATTCTCTTGAATGAATTTAAGTTGCTTAATAGTAATTTCGCTATAATCGGACGGCAACTCAAAGCTACCTATTGGAGTGTTGAATTTATACATAAGTTGCTCTGGGTGCTGTTGATTTTGGTTTAAGGTGGAAATACATTCGCATCATTATCGAATCCCATTCATCAGGTGAACGTCCAATTTGTTCTTTGATTTCGTCTTTTGGAATGATTGCAAGTTTACCGTCTTTGTCTATATCTTTCATTTTGATTTGTTCCATTTCCTCACAAATAATATCTTTCAATCCGTTATCAGTACAAATTTCAGCAACCTCATTAAGCTGTATTTTTTGAGCCATTAAGATTGAACATTGACTTTTCAAGTTGGTATAATTCTCCCCTTTAAATGGTTGCGCATTATTTACAAATCCTTTGCATTTTAAGAAGTCAACAACACCGCCACCAACACCATCTTCATCTGCTACAACGTTTGAAATCGGTATGTTATGCGCTTTCATCAACTCTTTTGCTTTGCTTACCACAATATCCAAACCGCTTTTATTTATGCGATAGGACGCAACACAAACCCAACCATACCAAATACGAAAGACGGTCTTATCTTTACCCATTCTTGCAACGTCAATAGTCATAAACCTATCTTTACCACGTTCCAAATGTTCTGCATTGAAATAGTTAACCATTGCATCTTGGCTAATTAATGCGCTTGGGTCGTCATCATACTCCCAATTTCCGAAATATAAACGTTCACGGCTGTTTTTATCCAACTGCAATAACGATTGTAAATAGCTTTCAGGTAGGTGCGGATTGTCTTTTGGTAAAGCTTGTATAAACTTTCGATATTCTTTAATTGTACCGTCTTTTTTAGCTGTGTAAAACATTTTATAAACCCAATTTTTAGCAGGGTTACAAGTGCCTAAAACCTTACCTTTGATATTGAATTCGTTTAACTTGTAACGGCAACGTGACTTAACAACCTGCCACGCTTTGAACACAACTTGGTTACATTCATCAATGAAAGCACCGCAAATTTCCAACGAACCCAAACTATCAAAATTCGGATCACTTGGATAAAGGAATAAATCTTTAAGTATTATCTCACTTCCATTCTCCCAATAGATAATATTTGATTGTGCATTGTACTTGAATTGGTCTGAAATGCCTAATAATGAAGTCAATTCAAAGAATGTGTTTAGCGTTGTTTCCTTTAATGTTTTCAGTTTCGACCTACCCATTAACCAACGGCTACCCTCGTAAGTTTGGCACATTTCAATTAACCAAAGGCAACCTAAAGCGGACTTACCACCACCTGCTGCACCTCCATAAAGCACCTCGGTTGTTTCATTGTCTTTAAGATAGTAAATTGCATTTTCTTGTTTACTCAGTAGCTTCATTTGGTTTTATTCCGTTACCTAACTGAATGATATTTTTATTTACATTTGTGTTTTCAGATTCCACAAATTGCATTGAAAGTTTCTTAAGTTCTTCAGGTGTTGCAATCAATTTCATTAAAGCCATTTGTAAAGCTGGTGCGTTTGATTTATACCATTTAGAACGCATTGAAACTTTTAATTCCGTTCTGTTTTGGTTTAATAAGTCTTTTAGCTCGTCTAATTTGTCAAAATCCCAATCATAAAAAGTAGCTCTTGAAATAGGTAAGAACGCACAAATATCATCTATAAAAAACAACTTGTGTTTAACTATCATTTCCTTTGCTTGTTCGAATATCTTTTGCTTGTCGTATGCCATTACATTAAACCATTATTTGCAAATGAATAAAAGCTATCAGCCGTTAAAATAATATGATCTAAAACTGCTACATCAAACAACTTCATCGCTTCTTTCACTTTGCTTGTTATACTTATGTCCGCTGAACTTGGGTTTAAATTTCCGCTCGGGTGATTGTGTGCTAAAATTATTCCCGTTGCTAAACTATCAACTACATATTTTGCGATTATCTTAACGTCAACAACTGTAGAAGTAATTCCACCTTGACTTATTTTAGCATAACCAATCGTCTGATTATTGTTATTCAAAAGCAATAAAAAGAAACTTTCATAAATTTCAATATCACCTTGATAAAATTGCTTAATAAATTCAGCTGAATCGTTTGCATCTTTGATTTTCATTTTAGGAAAATCAGTTTGGTTTTTTCTCAATTCGTAAAGTGTTGTCGTTTTCATATTTAGTTTTTAGTTGTTGTAAATATATAAATTTTTGTCTAAAATCATCGGACATAATTTTTCCCAACTAATTCTGTGATGCCACAAAGCGCCTCTTTTTGTATTATGTTTATTCACTACTAACTTTGCATTATTTGGGTCTTGAAGAATACTTCCAAAAGACTTTCTATAACTTCTATCGGTTGCGTAAATATGTTTTGTATTTCCGTCAATTTTATCCATTTCAGCGGTTTGTGCATTACTTCTTAAAATAGTAGCTAATCCAAAATTCGCAACCCCTCTTTGCCATTTACTTATAGAAAAATTAACATCTTCGTTTAATATCATATTTAGATCCGATAACTGCCATCTAAAATCCATTATCCAAACTTGCATTATATTTCTTTTGTAGGGTTGTGGCATTGCTCCACCGCTATAACCACCGAATATAATTCCTGTTTCTAAAGTCATTTCGTGTAATTTTTCAATTACTAAAATTAATCTTTCTCGGTTGTATTGGTTTAATGGTTTGCTTGCCGTTAAACCTCCTCCATAATCGTCATCTAAGCAAACACTAATCCCTCCACTTTTTTGAGCTTCAAAAATACTTGCAACCCTTCCAACTGCTGCTCCGTTTTCAATATTAGTTCCGCAAAAATCTACATAAGATTTACATAATTCAGTATTATAAACTATTGCTTTTTCTTTGTAGCTTTTAGCTATGTTTTCTTCTAAACAATCCGGAATTAAAACTTTATAATCAAAACCTCTTTTTTCTAAATAACGTACAGTTTTGTTATATTTTTTTTCTTGAATACTTAAAACAAAGAAAATCATAATTCTAAAATTTCTTCTCCAATAGAAATAAATCCTTTTTCTAATGCTTCTTTTGGTGCTAAAATAACCATTCCTAAATTTTCAAATAAATTTCTTGTTTCTATTGATGAATGATGATAAAAATCTGCTATTTTTTGAAAATTAAAATCCACAAAAAATGAAGCTCTAATTTTTAATATTTCTTTTAAACTTTTATCAATATCAGAATTATCTATTTGATTTATTAAATCTGAATATTTTTCTAAATTAACTAATTCACTTTCGTTTGGTTTGTCTTCTGAAGCTGTGTAAATAGGAATTTGAATATCGAATAATTCTTGTATTTCTATTTCTTCTTTGCTTTTAGGCACTTCCAAACCCCATTCTTCCAACTGCTCCGTATCCCAATCAGCAAGTAAACTCCAATCCCATTCACCACCTGAAACATTATCTTTAATCAAAAATTCGCGTTGTTGTTCTTCAGTAAAGTTATCAGCAATTATAATTGGTACTTCTTTTAATCCAGCTTCTTTGCACGCTTTAAATCGCATATTTCCACCC